CGGCAAAAAGATTTGTCTTCCTTTTGCCCAGCACCAACTTTGAGGCAACTTCCACTTATGCCCGTTATCACAAGTGACTTCTGCCTTTGGATTGATGCGTTTGAGCAATTCAGAGGCAGGTTCGTCATTCGGGTCTTGCGGTACAAGTTTGCCATGAATGGCAAGGTCAAGAATCTTACTCTTGGCTTGCTTAATGGTGGTTTGCAAGTCATCTTTACCTCTTTCTATGATGTCAATCAAAGAGAACCAATGCTCAATTTCTTTCAAGATTCTTTGCTGTTCACTAATTGGTGGTAAAGGAATGTGGAAACCCTTCAATACATCAAATGGAGGAATGTTTTTAATAGCAGTACCCTTACTTTCCTTATATGCTTCTTCCTTAAGAATAAAGTCAAAGTAAAGAAGGTAAAACTGTTCTATCTCTCGGCTATAAAGTCTGATAAGCATTAAGGCTTGATTGATTATTCCTTCTTGACTATTCTGAGGCAATACATACGTTTCTCCAATAGTACCTGCACAACTTACGATAATATCATATGGTTGTATAGCAAATCCAATTAGTGAATCATATTTTTCTTTCGTTATAAAATATGAGCCAAGGGTATTATCCTTTTGTATGGCATTCTTTTGTTCATATACTTTGTATGTATCATTACTTTTGGGAACAAACATAGCTTTAGTTAGACTACTTCCGAATGGGCCTTTTTTGTAAAAAGCCAAATCTCCCAATGTACACCATACCCACGAACCTGGCACCTCAAATGGCACCTGCTCATAATGGGGCGTATCAGAAGCCTTTGTAGACTTTTTGCTCTTTTTAATTTTACCCTCTTTTATCAGTCGCTCCTTTTCTGCCTTGATACGTTCAAGGAGAACAGATGCAGGCTCATCATTCGGGTCTTGAGGGACGAGTTTACCATGAATGGCAAGGTCGAGTATCTTTTGACGTAATTTCTTAGTATCCATACCAGTTAATCTATTTGTCCAATTTTTGGTTGGACAGTTTGTGCAGTTCTTGGCTGCACAATTAGTTTTTGTTTATTTGTTTCTCTTCTTCACTCTCTTCAAACTCTTCAATCCACTCCTTTACCTTGGCCTGCAATAGAGCTTTGTTAGGGAGATAGAGCTGATATGCCGAGGCGTATATATTGGCATCTTTGGGTAAGGTAAGTTCCACAAGTGCATCGTTTTTCTCCTTACACAGCAGGATGCCAATTGTCGGCTTTTCAAAATCTTGTTTGACGTGGCGATCGTAATAATTGACATACATCTGCATCTGTCCTAAGTCTTGATGGGTAAGTCTCTCTATCTTCAAGTCTATAAGCACATAACATTGTAGCAAGCGATTGTAGAACACTAAGTCAACATAGAAATGTTGTTCATCAAATGTAAATCTCTTTTGACGAGCCTCAAAAAGAAATCCCTTGCCAAGTTCCAATAGGAATTGCTGCATCTTGCTGATAATGGCATTCTCTAGTTTAGTTTCCGAGTATACAGCATCAGGCTTTAGACCAAGAAACTCTAATGTAATGGGGTTCTTGATAATGTCAGATGGCTTTTCAAGGGTTTGTCCCTCCTGTGCCAACCGCATCACCTCGTCTTTGTTACGTGAGAGCGCAAGACGTTCGTAAAGCGAAGATGCCACTTGCCGGCTGAGTTGTCGCACACTCCAATCTTGTTGTCGGCACTCAATTTCATAGAATCTTCGAGCCATTGGGTCTGTTATACGCATCAATATTAGATAGTGTGACCACGAAAGAGTAAATGATTCTTCTGAAAAGGCTAAACAGTGTTTGTCCTTTTTATCCTGCACTAAATCTTGATCGTATTTCCTTTCCTCATTTTGCAACCTAAGTTTGCTGTTTTCAATTGGCTCGACAGTGTTTAGCCTTTTCGCATAAACTAAATAGAACTGTTTGATGTTTTTTAAAGTTGAATATCCCCAACCGTCTCCTAATCTGTCAGTCAGACGTTTAGAGAGTTCTTTCAGTACAGTCTTTCCGTATTCAGCTCTAATCTCTCCCTTTTGTTCATATTCTACTATATATTGGCCAATATGGAATTTTGTATAGACTTCAGCGATATTGACTGTTGTCGCCACACGTTTCCTTGCCTGAGTGATAAGGTCAACAACTTTTTGAAACAAGTTGTTTATTTCTTGATTGTTTGTGATGATGTCTTTGCCCATAAAATTTAGTCCTCCTCTATATTTGCCAATAACTTTTGCAGCTCTGCCACGGCATTGCTGATAGTATCGCTTTTCTCCTTTATCTCATCCATTAGTTCCGATAATGAGCGGTCGTCCACTTCGCCACCTTGACGAATCCAAGTGATGTCGAGACTGGTTTTGTCGCGAGCCAATAGTTCGTCCACAGCATATTTGCGCCAACGCCCTTGTGGATTATTCTCGGCATCGTATGTTTCTTTTCGTTCGGCTAAGTTACCGGAATTGTAGCAGGAAACGAAATCATCCAAGTGATGTCGTTCCAATTTATTGGTTGCCAAAGTGTGCTTCACATCGGTACGATAGTCATAGAACCAAACCTCTTTAGTGGGTTGCCCCTTTGTAAAGAACAATACGTTGGCTTTCACTCCCTGAGCATAGAAAATACCGGTGGGTAGGCGCAGGATGGTGTGAAGATTGAAATCCTGTAACAAGCGTTTGCGGATAGTTTCACCTGCTCCGGCTTCAAAAAGAACATTATCGGGTAATACCACCGCAGCACGTCCTCCTGTTTTGAGCATCAGCATCATGTGCTGGAGGAAATTCAACTGGTTATTCTTTGTCTCGACATAGAAATCGGGACGGTTAATATCTACCGAACCTGCCGGACGAGTGCCGAAAGGAGGGTTGGCAAGAATCACATCAACAAGCGTGGAAGGCTCTTTCTCCAAAGAATCCTCGCATACAATCGGGCTTCGGTCTGTACCGACACCATGCAGATAGAGGTTCATGGAAGCAAGCGTTACAACTAATGGTGTATTGTCTACTCCATGCAAAGCTTTGTTACGCAGAAAGTCACGCTTTTCCTTGTTGGCGGATTGATCTTTCATATAGTCGTATGCCGTCAGCAGGAAACCTCCAGTACCACAAGCCGGATCACAAACCGTTTCGCCCATTTGTGGAGCGATGCAATCTACCATTGCCTTAATCAATGGACGAGGCGTAAAGTATTGCCCGGCTCCGCTCTTCTTATCCTGACCATTCTTCTCCAAAATGCTTTCATAGATAGCACCCTTTACATCTCCATCCATGATGAGCCACTGCTCTTCATCAATCATCGAGATAACCTTTTTGAGATAAACGGGCTTGTCAATCTTGTTTTGGGCTTTGGTATAAATTGTGCCAATTAGGTTTTCTTGTTCGCTGAGCTGCTTTAGCGTATCTTCATACTGCTTGACCAGATCCAATCCGTCAAGAGAGATTAAGTCCATCCACTGATAACCGGTGGGTATAGCTGATTCCTCTCCAAACATTTCTACATTCTCGGCATCCATCTTCAAAAACAGAAGATAGGTCAGTTGGGTGATATAGTCGGTGAAGCCGATGCCTTGTCCGGCAAGGGTTGTTGCCAAATTCCAAACCTTTTTTGTGAGCGACTGCTCTGTTGCGTTATTTGTTGCCATTATATTATGCTGATTTTCTTAAAACTACAAATGTGTAAAGTGAGTGCAAAGCCTCGTCTGCCTTCTGCATATTACCAAAGGCTCGTATCATTTGAGCCGCTTGGGTTGCATCGTCCTCTCGGATGTCTCTAATAGTGCAAGCTCCATTGGATGCAATATAATCTACAATGCGGCTGATTACTTCTCGCTGTTTGTCTGTTATGTTACGTTGCGTTTGTCCCAGCCACAAGTTGAAGTATTGCTTGGAGGTGGTAACCACGCTATCCAATTTTTCAATCTGATGGTAAGCGAAACGAACCAACTGTATGATATTGGTCAGGGCATCACTTTCTTCCTTTGTTGTGGAACGTCTTACAACCGCTGGATTGACTATGGCATAGGAGTTCCAAAGTTGTTTGGACGTAAAATGGTTATTCGCCATTTTGAGTTTATTCTCCAAGTCCTTCAACATTGAATAAGTGATTGGCTCTCCTTCATTATTATATATAATGCGTAAAGCTTCTATCTCGTCACTATGTTCTTTGCAGAACTCCTCGAATGCCTCCGTCGTACTTTTTGCTTCTTCTACGGAGAAACCTTTTGAGATAAGCGTGTCCTCGCCCGGCATCAATGTATTGACAAATCCGGCAGCAAGGATAAGCAAATATCTTCTGGCATCCGCATGATTTGCAAGTGGAGAAACCAATCCTTTGCGTTCGCTATTGGGTTCATTTGCATTTATAAAAGGAGGAAGTGTGTCGTTTTCAAGCGCAGTGTAGATTCTTGCCGACAATTCCTTCATATCACCGTGAGCCAAGTTCTCAAACTCTTTTCGTTGAGAATTATCAGCTCTGTTATAGATTCGGGCAAGTGTTGCTGCAAGCCGTTTCAGATATTCATCGGGGATATAACCATGACTAATCCGTTCCAATAATTCTTTGAGGGTAATGGTCTTTGTCGTAGGCTCATCAGTTGCTGTAGGGACAGTCTTTTCGTGTTCTGTAACACCCACAGCATCCACCAAGTAAAAGCAATCCTTGCTAAAGGCATTTGGAGTAACATTGCGTAGCTGCTCATCTCCGATGGTACGCACGCCACGACCTTTCATCTGAACATAAAGAGATTGGGACTCTACATCACGCATAAACATCACCACCTCCAGCGGTTTTACGTCCGTACCTGTTGCAACCAATGTGCAAGTCACGGCAATACGGAAATCCTTATCGTTTCGGAATTGTCGTATCAGTTCATTGCTATCTCCTGCCGAATAAGTGATTTTCTGAACGAAACGGTCATCAGTACGTCCAAACACTTCTTTCGCTATCTGCACTATGTTGGTGGCATGGGCTTCGTTGAGAGCAAATATCAAAGTCTTGGGCAGATAGTCCATATTTGGTTCACGCTGTGGGTCGTTGAACATCTCGGTATAGACCGCATCACGATAAGTGGAGAGTATTAGTTTGATTTGTGCCGGGTTGATAATGCTTCGGTTCAGTTCTTTATTGGTGTAGGTCTTTGTCTCTTTGTTGCTGATTGTTTTTATCTCTCCTGTATAGCGAGTCTCCTCTTTTACTTTTTCTCCTTCCAATATAGCTCCACCGTTTTCGGTAGCTTCTGTCTTGATGCGATATACACGGCAATCCACATTTACACCGTCCACAATACTCTTTTCCAAAGTATAGTTGACGATACGATTGTTATTGAAGAATGCTATTGTTTCTGGAATAGGGGTTGCCGTCAGTCCCACTAGTTTTGCCGTGTCAAAGTATTCGAGTACCTTGCGCCAGTTTCCATAGATAGAGCGGTGGCACTCATCTATGATAATCATGTCAAAGTAATCGTGGGGCAAATTCGGATTATCAGGCAAGGCGACTTCTTCCGTTAGTTCGTTGTCGTCATCATCATCCGTATCTTCTATGGCTTCTCCTTTCAAGAAAGAGAAAAGGCGTTGTATGGTTGATATAACTACATTGCTATCAGCAGGAATGGAAGCAGAACGAAGACGGTTGACAGTGAATATTGTGTTGAAAGCATCACCGTTTTCAGTCAATCGGAATGTGCCAAACTCTCCTTCAGCTTGTTTTCCAAGATTGTTCCTATCCACAAGGAACAAGATTCTGCGCATAGGAGTGTATGACAACATACGATATGCAGCAAGGCAAGCCGTATATGTTTTACCTGCACCTGTGGCAAGAACCATCAATGCACGATTTTGACCTGTGCGAAAACTTTTCTCCAGTTCTGTAACGGCTTCATATTGGCAATTACGCAACCCTTTTTTGCGCAGAGTAGGTAGTCCGGCAAAATAATCATTTATTCCCAACTTCTTAACCAGTTCGTGCGGTGTGGGTATAGTCATTATTTGGATGAAACAAGCATCCTTTTCGCGAAAATCACAGAAATATAATTCCTTGCCGTTGGAGGTAAAGATAAAGGGTAATGGCTTCTGATACGTATAGTAGATATTGGGTACACTTTTAGCATATAGTGCAGCTTGCTCACACACTTTTGCCGAGAAAGCGTCCGTTTCTTCACGCTTGGCTTCAAGCACACCAACAGCCTTTCCATTTATAAAAAGGAAATAATCGGCTTCAAGATTACCTTTTAGCAATCCTTCCCTTATGGCTACAGCCGTACAAGTCGGTTCATATTCTTCTCGGTTTATAACTTTCCAACCGGCTTCGGTCAGCCATTGGTCAATTTTAATTCGAGCTTTTTCTTCCGGTGTCATATATTCCTATATTTTTATATTATCAGAAGTTGTAGTGTAAAAATAATTGATAACGACAAACGCTATTGACGTTCGTTTTTGTCCGTTATCAATTCTTTTAAATCCACTTGAAGTATTTCCGCAATCTGCTGTAACGTATCCAAATTGGGCTGGATTCTATTACAAGCATAGGCATTAACCATGCTAAAACTTTTGTCAAGTTGTTTGGCTAGCCATGTCTGCGAGATACCTTTGTCTGTCAAGACTGCCTTTATTCTATTTAGCTTCATTCTTAGATGTAATTTTATTCTGCAAATATAGTGAATTATATTCAATAGTCTGGGTCCTTTTTCGTATTTTTGTAAGTGTCAAAAGAATCTCTAAGCGTATGATGGATAACTTTAAGGAGAAATACGACACACTTGTCAGAAAATACGACAGCCTTCTTGCGGAAAACGAAGAATTGAAATCAATCCTTCGGCAATACGGCATTGCCTATTCTACTACAAACAGAATGGATGAGGAATCAGTATTCTCTTCTATCTCATTTCCTCCTGTATATTTCTCTCTTGATGAGAAAATAGAATTATTCCATAGCTTTTTCAAAGGAAGGGATGATGTATTTGCACGACGATGGTTCAGCAAAACCACAGAAAAAGGTGGCTATCAACCAGTCTGTATCAACGAATGGCGTAGAGGAATATGCGACAAGAAAAAACATAAATGTACGGAATGTCCCAACCGTAATTTTGCGTCATTGACAAACCAAGACATATATCGTCATTTGGAAGGTAAAGACGAAAACGGATGTGATGTTATCGGCCTGTATGTCATCACTCCGGATAATAAATGCTCTTTTCTGTGCGCTGATTTTGATGACAAAAACTGCACTCACGGATATAAGGATGATGTGTTGGCATTCGTTTCTGTTTGTCGAGATTGGAATGTCCCATGTAGCATTGAGCGTTCAAGGTCTGGAAATGGAGCACATGTATGGGTCTTCTTCACTGATGCGATTCCAGCTATTAAAGTGAGACGGTTTGGTAATATCATTCTTACGGAAGCTATGAAGCGGAATGGAAGAATTTCTTTTGATTCATACGACCGTTTCTTTCCAAACCAAGATAGAATACCGGAAGGAGGATTTGGAAATCTAATAGCACTACCATTACAAGGTGGAGCAAGAAAAGTGGGAAACAGCGTTTTTGTTGATGATAAATTTCTTCCATTCAAAGACCAATGGGCATATTTGTACAATGTCAAGAGAATTGACGAATGTGTCGTGGATAGATTGTTGGTTGAACATCAACAAGAGGATTTTGGAGCATTAGCCACATCTTCGGAAGCAAAGCCTTGGGAAATACCTATTGTACAAGAAGTCGCACGGACAGACTTTGATAGTAAACTTAAAATCAACAAATCCGACAATATTTATATCCCATTAAGTTCAATTTCCAGCAAGGTGATTAATCAGTTGAAGCGATTTGCCGCCTTCAAGAATCCTGATTTTTACAGTAAGCAGGCAATGCGTATTTCAACATATAACATTCCACGCATTATCTGTCGCGCTGATTTCAATGATGAGTTTCTTGTTATGCCTCGGGGGTGCGAAGAGGCTATAATAGCCATGTTGTCTTCTCTAAGTATTGATTATGAAATAATTGATAAAACCAACCATGGCAAATCTATTGCGATAGCCTTTAAGGGTAAAGAACGTGATGAGCAGTTAGAAGCCATTAATTCACTTATGCCCCATACAAATGGAGTATTGTCGGCAACAACCGCTTTTGGAAAGACTGTTACAGCGGCAGCATTGATTGCCCAAAGAAAGATAAATACACTTATCTTGGTACATTCTAAAGCATTGCTTATGCAATGGCACGAACGCCTTTCTGAATTTCTTGATATTGATTTCATAGAGGATAACGTACCTAAGAAACGTGGTAGAAAGAAAGTCTTTTCTCCAGTCGGAAGTCTTGATTCAACTTCAAATACATTGCATGGAGTTGTTGATGTGGCTCTTATGCAATCTTGCTTTGAAGATGGTGAAGTCAAGTCTTTTGTACAAGATTACGGAATGGTTATTGTTGATGAATGTCATCATGTATCTTCAATAACTTTTGAAAATGTTCTAAAACACGTTACGGCTCATTATGTTTATGGGCTTACTGCCACTCCAATTCGCAAAGACGGACTACAGCCAATTATTTTTATGCAATGTGGCCCGATTCGATTTTCAGTTGATGCTAAGGCACAGATACAAAAACAATCGTTTCAACGTTATCTTGTGCCGAGGTTTACTTCGTATCGACCCGTTACAGACGACAAACATACATTTACGGCACTCTCACAATCACTTGCGGAATCTGAGATGCGAAATAATCTCATCATAGAAGATGTTCTTAACGCAGTAGCCTCAGGTCGTACACCAATTATACTGACAAGTAGAACTTCTCATGTCGAGTTGATTACGAAAATGCTTGAACCACAAGTAGCTAATGTTATAAAACTTACAGGAGAGGGTACGAGCAAACATAAACGTGAAATTATACAAAAACTACAGGATATTCCACGGGACGCTCCTCTTGTAATAGTCGCTACAGGAAAATATGTAGGAGAGGGCTTTGATTATCCAAGGCTTGATACACTATTTCTTGCTCTTCCTATTTCGTGGAAAGGATTGGTTGCCCAATATGCAGGTCGATTGCATAGAGAGAATGAAGGTAAAACAGATGTTCGCATTTATGATTATATTGACATACACGAACCTGTGTGCGAAAGTATGTATCGTAAACGGCTAAAGGGATATTCAGCCATTGGTTATCGTGTTCTTACGAAAGAAGTATCGACTTTATTTGATGCGACTGAGGACTTGCATTTATCATCGTGTGAAGGGCAAATCTTCAATGGGAATACGTTCCGTTATCCCATTGTTCAAGAATTGAAAAGCTCAAATCAATCTGTTGTAATATCATCTCCAAGACTTTACCGTGTAGAGCGGAACGCGCTTATAAAAAACTTGCTTGAACTTCAGGCAAATGGTATTGATGTTGCTATTTTTACAACAACCGAGAACGAACAAACCGAGTATCTAAAGAATCAAGGGTTATTCATAAGGATTGTTCCAAAACTATCGTTATGCGCCTGTATCATTGATAAAACGGCCATCTGGTATGGTAGTGTTAATGTTCTTGGATATTCAACAGAAGAAGACAGTATCATTAAAATTTCAGATACCAAACTAGCAAACGAACTATTGAATGTCATATATGATAAGGGGTTGGCCTAATCTTATTATGCGAAACATGCATAAATTTAATTTTGCTAATGGGTCTGCACATTGTACTTTGCCAAAATATTTTCGTCTATTTCAATCTTATGCCGTCCTGTGGTTGTACGCAGATTCTTTCTAACAGTATCAAATGTGGAATTGGCAAACCACTCTGCAAATGTCGCCATTACAAATGATGTAGTCATATCTCTACCTATATTATATTGAAAAGCGATATTCCAAGCAAAGTTCTTCAACGAGATTTGAGTGAGGGACGTGCGCTTCTTGATATGAATTTCGGTTGCAGAAAGCACTTGACGGTTAATTGCAAAATAGCGGACAGATTCGCATATTTGGTAAATCTCTATTTCCTCCAAATCAAACCGTTTAAATGTATCTCGTGTGTATCTCAGGATAGCATTCAATTTTTCATCTTCTTCTCTTTCTTTTTGCCATTGGTATTGTTGTTGCTCACGTTGGTATTCATAATGAAATAGCTCCAGTCGCTTTTTCTGGACTTCTTCATTGTTTGAGGTAGGTGAATACGCTAAAGGCTGTGTCTTTTTACTCACACACTTTTTGACAGATATTAGCAATGATGGAGGAATTGCATCAACAAGATACCTTGCTAAGATAATGCAAAGATGGTGTAGTAGTTTTTGTATGACATATCCGATGACCATAACTAATGGAATCAAACTCATTCGTATTCCAAGCATATTGCATACTTGAAACGCTATCATTGAAGCTAATAGCACCATAGTAACCTCGATTATCAGAGAGTGAAGTATATCTTGTTTTTGCTTCATACCTATTATTGTTTATTTTCCCTATGCAAAGGTACAATAGATTTTCATAAAAAACGATAGACAAATCGTAGGTGTATTTTTGCAATCACATAGTAATCAGTGATTTTTGAAAGCAAAACCATAACAAGAGAAAATATCCAAGACTATTTGAAAACAAGAGAAAACAGAAATCACACAAAATAGCATAGTTAAACTAAGTTAAAGTTATCCTGTGGCGGTTTTTCTGCTTTTTCTAAGGCTTAAATATGTAGTAACTGGAGCAAAGTAATCATATCTGTACCAAGCAATATATAATGTATTGATATTCAGTAATGATTATCTTTGAGGAAGTGAAGAAAGGCAGCGAGAAGCCGAACGGCAACCTGCCTTTAATGTGCCGTATCACGGTGGACGGCGAGATTAAACAGTTCAGTTGCAAGATGGACGTTCCCCCACGGTTGTGGGACGTGAAGAACAGCCGTGCTTCGGGCAAGAGCGTCGAAGCACAGAAAATCAACCTTGCGGTAGATAAAATCCGTGTGGAGGTAAACCGCCGCTATCAAGAGTTAATGCAGACGGACGGTTATGTTACCGCCGCCAAACTCAAAGACGCCTATCTCGGTATCGGCGTCAAGCAGGAAACTTTGCTGAAACTGTTCGAGCAGCACAACGCCGAGTTTGAGAAGAAAGTCGGGCACAGCAGGGCGCAGGGTACATTTACCCGTTATCGGACGGTCTGCAACCATATTCGGGAGTTTTTGCCCCATACCTACAGGCGTGAGGATATTCCGTTAAAGGAACTCAACCTCACGTTCATCAACGATTTCGAGTATTTTCTGCGCACGGAGAAGAAATGCCGCACCAATACCGTGTGGGGCTACATGATTGTGTTGAAACACATCGTTTCCATTGCAAGGAACGACGGGCGTTTGCCGTTCAATCCCTTTGCCGGATATATCAACTCTCCCGAAAGCGTGGATAGGGGCTACCTCACCCAAACGGAGATACAGACGCTCATGGACGCACCGATGAAGAACGCCACCCACGAGCTTGTACGGGACTTGTTCGTCTTTTCTGTTTTCACGGGTTTGGCGTATTCGGACGTGAAGAACCTCACCGTCGACCGCCTGCAAACATTCTTCGACGGCAACCTGTGGATAATCACCCGAAGAAAGAAGACCAACACCGAATCAAACATCCGCCTTTTGGACGTTCCCAAGCGTATCATCGAAAAGTACAAGGGGCTGGCAAGGGACGGTCATGTTTTCCCCGTTCCGAGTAACGGAAGCTGCAACAAGATACTCAAAGATATAGGCAGACAATGCGGCTTCAAGGTACGTTTGACCTACCATGTGGCACGCCACACGAACGCCACGACCGTACTTCTGTCGCACGGCGTACCCATCGAAACGGTGAGCCGCCTTTTGGGACACACGAACATAAAAACCACCCAAATTTACGCCAAAATCACCGCCCAGAAGATAAGCCAAGACATGGAAACCTTGTCGCACAAGTTGGAGGATATGGAGAAGAATATCTGCCGAGCCATCTAATTAAAAACAGAATCCCGATGAAAGAAGAAAGGAACATTATCACGATGGACGGGCAGGGCAATATCTCCCTGCCGAGCGATATAGGTGCAACCGCCATGACCGAGCGGGAAATCTGCGAACTGTTCGGGGTTATCGCCCCGACGGTTCGGGCAGGGATAAAGGCACTCTGCAAAAGCGGAGTTTTGAGCGTATATGACATAAAGCGCATTATCCGCATATCGGACAAATACAGCGCGGAGGTTTACAACCTCGAAACGATAGCCGCCCTCGCTTTCCGTGTTGAATCGTTCGGGGCGGCGAAAGTCCGCAAAGTGTTGTTGGAAAAGATTATACACGGGCGAAAAGAGAAAACGAAGGTATTCGTGTCGGTTGTTTCGGACGGCAAGCCCAACAGCCGTTGGAAAGCATGATGATATATCAACATACCAACATGCAAACATATCACTATGGTGATATATATTGCAGGTTCTATTCCTCTTTTCAGAGGAAAGCGGAGCAATCATTTCCGTTTACAAAGGCAAAGCAAGCACGGGGCTTTATGTCGGCTAAAAGGTCAGGCGGCTGCGCCGTTTCCCGATAAATCTTCCTCTCGCTTCGCTGCGAGCGTATTTATCGGGAAAACCTTGTATCCGACCGCCCCATGCAAAAGAGCCTTTGAAAACGGAAACGACCGCCCCGCCACCCACCGACCGAAAGGAAAAAAATAAGGGTGGGGTTATATGGGTAAGCAGACGGCAGGGACAGCCACCGCAGAAAGGCAGACGGACGGTACGCCGCAGGGTATTTACGGAGAAAATACCGTAGCTTATTAGGGAATTTTCCGAGCCGCAATACTACGTATCGCTGAAAATTCCCCAATAAGGCAAGGGGCAAGCCCCTCTGCACACCCCATCGGGGACGGCATTTGCCGCCCCTGAAGATACAAAAAAATCATTGTTGCACAAGCCAAAAAAGAAAGGAAGAATATATGGGTTTCGTAGTTTTACACATGGAAAAGGCGCACGGTTCCGACAGCGGGACGACCGCCCACATAGAGCGTTTCATCATACCCAAGAACGCTGACCCCACACGCACGCATCTAAACCGAAAACTCATCGAATATCCCGAAGGAGTGAAAGACCGTTCGGCGGCTATCCAAAGGAGGCTGGAAGAAGCGGGACTGACACGCAAAATCGGAAGTAACCAAGTGCGGGCAATCCGCATCAACGTGTCGGCAACACCCGAAGACATGGAACGCATCGAACGGGAGGGACGGCTGGACGAGTGGTGCGCCGACAACCTCAAATATTTTGCCGACACGTTCGGGAAGGAGAACATCGTGGCGGCTCACCTGCACTTGGACGAGAAAACACCGCACATGCACGTCACACTTGTGCCGATAATCAAGGGGGAACGCAAGCGGAAGAAAAGGGAGGAGCAGGCGAAGAAACGCTACCGCAAGAAGCCGACCGACACCGTGAGGCTGTGCGCCGATGACATCATGAGCCGCTTGAAACTGAAAGCCTATCAAGACAGCTACGCTGTTGCGATGAAAAAATACGGTTTACAACGGGGCGTGGACGGTTCGGAAGCGAGGCACGTTTCCACGCAGCAATATTACCGTGACATAAAGCGACAAACAGAGGAACTGAAAACGGAAGTGATGGAATTGCAGGAACGGAAAGAAACGGCACGGGAAGAGCTTGAACGGGCGAAAAAAGAGATACAGACCGAACGGCTGAAAGGGGCAGCCACGACCGCAGCCGCCAACATCGCCGAGAGTGTCGGTTCTCTTTTCGGGAGCAACAAGGTCAAGACACTGGAGAGGGAGAACACCGCCCTGCATAGGAAGGTAGCCACACACGAGGAGACCATCGAAGCCCTGCAAGCCGAGATACAGACCATACGGGCAGACCACAGCCGCCAAGTGCTGGAAATGCAGCAACGGCACTTGCTGGAAAAGAACGAGACGGTAACAAAACATCAAACGGAAGTATCAAGGCTTAACGCCTTGTTGATAAAAGCCACAGAATGGTTTCCTTGGTTTCGTGCTATGCTCCGTATTGAGAAATTGTGCCTTGCTGTCGGTTTTACCCATGAACAGACCGCCCATTTAATGACAGGCAAGCCATTGCCGTACAACGGCGAACTCTATTCCGATGAGCATAGGCGTAAGTTCAAGACGAATGATGTTACTGCCAAAGTTGGTACAAACAATGGAAAGCTGATACTTGCCATTGACGGACTGCATATCGGGGAATGGTTCAAGAAACAATTTGAACGATTACAACAGAATGTCGGCTTGAAGCCTATTCAGAAAAAGAATAAAGGCTTCAAGCTATAGTCAATCATGCGCATCACATACATGGAGGACATTTTTTGTCCCCCATGTATATATAGAGTCCAAGACTAACTCATGTTATTCCCAAGAAATTACTCATACGGTCAATACACCGTTTCTTTTGATTGAGATTA